TAATGAGATTTGTTTGGCTGATTTTATTGGAGACAAAGCATATCTACACAGAAGTGGTGGAATAAGAATACATCTCTGCGATTGTGGTAGGGGTAAAGATTTACAAATGTTTTTTAATGTAAAGAAACAATTTAAAGATTAATTATATGGACAAAACCAAAACACCAAAAGAAAACGTAATACCTTTTTTAAGAGATTTTAATGATATAAGTCCTTGGGATTTAGACAATATTTTAGAATCATTAGAAGATATGGGTTATCTATCTAAGAAAGGTAAGGAGTTTAGAAAGGTTTTTTGGGAAACATTTATTAAAGAATAATTTATGAAGTTACTAATAATAATAAATATACTAATAATATTCTTTCTATCAATGAACTTTCAAACAGGTAAATTGGCTATTTCAGATACTATTGTAAAACACCAGCAACAGGAAGTAATGGCTTCATGGTATGACTATGATTTAACTAGACCAGACCAAAAGTGTAAAGCAGATAATTGCTATTCAATGTTTAATAACACTTGTGCTTCAAGAGATTACCCAAAAGGAACAAGGCTAACTATTTATTATAAGGATAAAAGTGTTGTATGTAGAGTAAATGATTATGTTGAGAATCCTAAGGTTGAATTAGACCTATCTTCATCAGCTTTTAAAACACTAGCACCATTATCATTGGGACTAATTAAAATAAAAATATATGAAAAAACATATAACAATTACACAATGGAAACAGGTTTGTAAACAAGGCTCTAAAATAAACCTTTATTATGTGGATAAACAGTTGGAGTTTGATAAAATGAACATAGGTGGCATGATAGAATTTTTAGAAGAAGATATTGATGAGATAATGAATCTTGGTGATGTTGCAGGTGAAAAAGATTTATGGCAAATTGGAACAGTTAATTTTGACCATTATAGAATGAATGGTTTGTGTAATACACTATGGGAAATGTGCATTGATAAACTAAAATAAAAATGAAATGAACGATTTAAAAGCGTGTGTGGTTTGTGGTAAAACATATCCAAAGACACAACAATACTTCTACACTATTACAAGACCAGATGGCAGTTTATATTACAGGAATAAATGCAAGAGATGTCATATCTTACAAGTAAAGGGAGTTTGTGAAGCTGATGTGTTTAGAGAAGATTTTTGTTCAAGGTGTGGGATTAGATTTGGTGGTAAAATTAAAAATGCACAGCGTTCCAAGATTGAAACATTGTGCAAAGATTGTTTTAAAATTATCTAATTGTGTATTTTTTTGACAATAAAATAAAAGTGTGCTATCATATAAGCATGATAACAAAAGCTCGTAATAGAAACGCCAAACTAGACCTTTAATAAGGTTTGATTTGGCTTTTTTATATTGCTAAGACGATTCTAATGAAGTAGTTATGTAACACCTCGTCTAAAAATAAATGGTGGTTTGATAATTCCTGCAGGGTTATCTACATTGAAAAGTAGTTAAAAGAAACAAGAATAACACAGTAACAAACAAACATAGCTAAGATAAACCAGTAAAATGCTGATTGTTTATGCCTAGTAGATTGTCTACGCTTTTTCCATTCGTAATCTTTTTGATAAGTCATAGTTTTATAGTTAATAGTTTTTTCTAGCCAAGATTAAAGGGTAAAAGTGTCATTAAGCATTTACTTGAAAGGAAACAAGTAAACTAGAGCAACGGTTACCCAATAATCCGAGTAAAGACGAGCATTATCTCATCTATTCAGCCAACCAGTTTGATTAGCTGTGTAGAGTAGGTAAGTATTAAAAAAAGCTTACAACATTACTAAACTGTGATAAAGTAACATTATAAGCTTATTTCAATAGATACATCACAGTTTGTTATTAGATTGTTAAAGTTATCCACTTACATATATAGTATAGCATTACTAAGAAAATAAGTCAATAGACTTATCCACAACCCTATGTGTCCTTACTGTAAAACAACATTAGAACCTATTGAGTACTGTATGGCAGACCAAGAGCCATACAAGGTGTGTGTAGTATGTGGTAAACGCTTTGATGATGATACAGTAATTAATACATTACCTTTAAAAGAAACAGAATAAAATTATGGCAGAGATGAATCCACAAAGAACAGCATTTAAAGAAAATTACTGTAATCCAGAGAGTGATACTTTTGGTAACATTAGGCAATCAGCCATGAAAGCAGGGTTTGAAGAAAGCTATGCTAATGTAATAATGGCAGACAGTACTGGTAATGAATGGGTAAAAGAAATTATAAAAGATTATAATATGTTGTCTAAAGCTGAATCAAACCTAAATAAACTATTAGATGAAACAGATGATATAAAAGTAAGAGCAGATATAACTAAGTTTGTAGCTAAAACATTAGGTAAGAATAAGTATAGTGAACGACAAGAGATAACAGGTAAAGATGGTGGTGATTTAAAAGTTAATGTAATAAATTATGGAGATAACGATACCATACAAGTTCCAACCGAGAACGTACCAGATACCACTACTGAAAGCAATGGATAATGGTTTTAAAAGAGCGGTAAGTATTTGGCATAGACGAGCAGGAAAGGACAAAACATTAATGAACCTTATCGTTAAGAAAATGATGGAACGTAAGGGTGTTTACTATTATTTCTTTCCGACATACCAACAGGGTAAAAAGATATTATGGAATGGAATGGATAGAGAGGGATTTAAATTTACATCACATATACCAGAAGAGATAAGAAAGAGAACAGACAATACTGAAATGCTTATTGAGTTAAAAAATGGTTCACTATTTCAGGTTATTGGAACAGATAAGATAGACAGCATTGTTGGTACTAATCCAATCGGCTGTGTATTTTCAGAATATAGTTTACAGAATCCTAAGGCTTGGGATTTTATTAGACCTATATTGGCAGAGAATGGTGGCTGGGCTGTATTTAACTATACACCACGTGGTAAGAATCATGGCTACACACTATATAACATGGCTAAGGATAACGAAAAATGGTTTTGTGAATTACTTACTATTGACGATACAAAGGCTATATCAACTGACGTGGTTGAAGAGGAAAGAGAGTCAGGAATGGACGAGGATATGATACAACAAGAATTTTACTGTTCATTTCAAGCTGCTATTCAAGGTTCGTATTACTCTAAACCAATTAAGAGAGCAGAGGAAGAAAACAGAATAACAAGTGTTCCATATGAACGAAATCTACCAGTAAGCACATGGTGGGATTTAGGTGTAGGAGATAGCACCTCGATATGGTTCACACAAGATATAGGCAATGAAATACACATCATTGACTATTATGAGAACGAGGGTGAGGGATTACCTTTCTATGCAAACATATTGCAAAAGAAACAATACAACTACAAACAACACAATGCACCACACGACATACAGGTTAGAGAGTTAGGAAGTGGTTTAAGTAGAATAGAAACAGCAAAGACATTAGGGATTAACTTTAATATAGTAAAGAATATATCAATAGATGATGGGGTAAATGCAGTTAGATTAATATTTGATAAGTGTTGGTTTGATAAAGATAAATGTAAGCAAGGCATGAGATGTTTAACTGAATATCATAAAGAGTATGATGAAAACCGACATGAATATAAAAATAAGCCTTTTCATGACTGGAGTTCACATGGTTCAGATGCATTTAGATACTTTGCAGTAGGACACAACTTGGCTAATCAGCCACAACAATTAACAAAATCAGTAGATAGAAATTACAAATAGTATGACAATCAATGACCAAATACAACAAGAGTGGGATAACTTCCAAGATAACAGCGTAGAAGTAATAGACGGATATTACTTTAGCCAATCAGAAAACATTAAACGAATTACTTTATATATAAATGATAAGTTTTTGGGTGATGTAGAAGATAACGCTATCTTTTGGAATTTAAGCACACCAAGAATACCACATTTCGCTAAGAACATTGACCTAGACACAAAGGATTTAGAAACCTACGGAGTTGGTGATGTTAACTTCTTTCAGAACTGGGTATTGAAAATGAAATTTAGCAAGTGGGTTAAAGACAATGAGTTTGCTTTAACACTTAATGATTTATCAGAGGGAATTTCAACCTATGGCTCAATCATATGGAAAAAGATAATGAACAAAGGTATTGCAGATATTGAAGAAGCACAGTTAAAGAATATGGCTTTTGACCCAACTGTTAAGAACTTAAAAGATTCTAACTTTATAATAGAAAAACATCTATTAACTGAAATGCAAATAAAAGCTAAAGATGGCGTTTGGGAACATGTACAAGATGTTATAGATACAGATGAGAAAGTATCTAACACAGAAGACAACAACACTGTTAAATCAGGTGGTGAAGATATATACTTTGAGTTATTTGAACGATATGGTGAGTTTGAAGATGAAGACGGCAAAATAGAATATAAACATTTTATTACATCAGGAGTAGGCGATAAAGGCTATATCTTATTTGAAGAGAAATCTAGTAAAGAAAAACAACCCTATTATGACTTTCACTTGGGCAGGTATCGTGGTAGATGGCAAAGAGTTGGCGTGGTTGAAAGACTATACAAGTTACAGGAAAGAATGAACACACTTGTAAATGAGAACGCACAGACTACTGAAATTGCATCAATCCTATTATTAAGGAGTGCTGACCCTAGTTTGAAAGGTAACATATTAACTAATACCGAAAGTGGCGACATTATAAGCTCAACAGACTTACAACAAGTACCAATGGATAATAGATTCATTAATGGCTTTATAACAGAACTACAACAGATAGAAAGACAATCAGACAAGCTATGTAACACACCTGATATTATTCAGGGTGAAACTATGCCATCAGGTACACCATTTAGAGGTTTGGCTGTAATGAGTAACGCCGCTAAATCAACGTTTAGATTCTACAAAGAAAGTATTGGTGAGAAAATAGGTTACATATTAATTGACGACATATTACCAACCTTTATTAAAGGCTGGAACAAAGAAGAAATATTAGAAATTGGTGGTGATGAACAAGATATTGAAGAATATAATAAACTTATCTTAAAAGAATCTACTAGAAGTGCAACCTTTGCAGGACTAATGACAGGTGAACTTGCTGGTCAAATGGCAACAATCAACCCAGAGGAAGTATTAGAGAAAGCTGAAAAGAATGGTCGTAAGATTAAACATGGTAAAGACTTTTTTAACTTTGATTATGGTATAAGAATTAATCCAACAGGTGAAAGTGTAGACAAGGCACAACAAAATGACGCTTATAATGTATCAATAAAAGCAGTAATAGAAAATCCACCAATTTTAAATTTACCACTAATGCGACAGTATTTAGAGAACAATGGTATCAGGTGGACTAAGTTAAAACCAGATGAAATGCAACAGTTAATGGCTGGACAAAATTCTGGTAAAGAAATGGGGTCAATAGGTGGTACACCAGATAAATTAATGAGTCAAGTTGATTCAGAGTAAACTACCCCATTCACAAAAATGTGAATGGATAACTAATTATGACAGACCAACAAATAGACCAAATCAAATCAACACTTAAATCTCTTGGTTGGAAATACATCAGAGAGATAATTGACATGGATTTAAAGAAGTTTGATGAGCCTATTAGTTATAACCGAAAGGATATGGAAGAAGTAGGTAAGGAATATGTAGCAAGAATAGAAGCAAAGAAAAAGCTAGAAAAGATAATCAAAAAGATAGAAAGCTATAACAAAGAATTAAGAGCAAGTAAAACAATATATAAATAAATTAAATAGCTGATTAAGCGACAGACGTTACTTGATTAGCAAGAAAATTATGTCAGATGACAACACTACTTTAGATAAGGTAGAGGAATTAAGAGAAGAGGTAATTGAAAAATATGGTTTAGATGAGGAAACTCAAGATGAACTTATTGAACAAATTACTAATGAAGCTCTTGAAACTAAAAAGAACACGAGCAACGCTATTGAACAAAAGTCAAAATACAGACAGCAATTACTAGACGCTGGAATGATTGACCCAGTAACATTTAAACCAATAGAGAAGCCAAAGGCAGATGCCGACAAGGTAGCAACTCCTTTACCAAAAGTTGAAACTAAACAAGAAAATAATCAAGACACGCAAGGTTTAACAGTTGAGAAAGGTGAGGATTTAGTTTTTCTAGGCATGGGCGGAACACAAGTAGAACTAGACGTTTTACGAATGATTACACGCACAGAACAGATATCTTTGGCGGAAGCTAAAGCATCTCCATACTTCTCGTTATATAAACAGAACGAAGAAGCAAAGAAGAAAACAGAAGACGCACAATTAAACGCTTCCACAGCTTCTAAGAGTGGCACTAAAAAGAAAAAGGTGCAGACTCGTGAAGAACATATGGAAGCAGTTAAAAACTGGAAACCTAGCAAGTCTTAAAAAAAGACTAATATGGCATTTCCAACAGACACATTAACAGGAACAGACTTGGCTGTATTTATTCCAGAAATTTGGGGCGATATGATTAATGACTTCGCTAAAGACGTACAAGTTTTATCAAAATTTGTTACCGACAGAAGTTATGAATTAACAGGTGGTGGTGACACTATCTATACTCCCGGTTTAACTGAAATGAGTGCAAACTCTAAGACTGTCGCAACAGCGGTCACATTAAATGACCCAACAGAAACACCAGTAACTCTTACTGTTGACAACTGGTATGAAGTATCATTTGCTATTGAAGACCTACAGGCCGTTCAATACAAACAATCTTACTACATCCAAGAACGTTACGCTAAAAATGCTGGTTATACAGCAGGTAATGTATTAGAAGATGCAATCATTGACTTGATTCCATCATTCACTAGTTCAGTAGGTGGTTCAACATCTGTGGTTCTAGAATCTGATATTTACAAAGCTTTAGGTATCGTAGAAGACGCAGTTAAGGAAGAAGTAGATAATGGTAACTTTGCATTTTTCTTTGATAGAAAAGTATTCTGGAATCAAATCGCTCCTTTGGACTTATTCCAACTTAACACTAATACTCCAACAGCAGACCCTCTAATGAAGACTCCTGTTAAGTATATCCACAACGTACCTGTTTACGTATCATCTCGTATTGATTACGTATCTGGAACTACTGGGCGTTACAATGCTTTAATGCATCGTGATGCAATCCACATAGCAACATCAACTCTTCCAGGACAAGGTTCAGGAATGGTTCGTGTTCAATCTAACTATGAAGCTAGTTATTTATCAACAGTTACGACTGCTGATTTAGCCTACGGAGTAGTTATGAACAGAGCAACTTATGGTGTAAAATTCATTACATCTGCAAGTGCTTAATCAAATTATTAAATTTGCTTTGGGCGACTACTTTCCGTATCGCCTAAGGAAAGAAAGTAAATTATATGGCAGTAAACGTAAACATAACAAACCACAAAAAGATTTTTGTTGGTCTTAATGGAAAAACATATGACTCATTTGCCAAACTTAAAACCAAAGATTCAAGAATTGATAACGCTGGAGTGGTTGAACCACAAACAGGAAACGAAGCAGGAAAAGAAGAGGTTAAAACGAATTAAGAATAAAAGGAAATTCATATGAAACCTTATTTTATTGGAAACGCTTTTGATGGTTGTTATTATGTAAGGTGCTTGTTACCACAGAATCAGAATGGTTGGGCAGGTGAGAAAGAACACCTATCAGCACCACGTAAATCGTTAGAGGTTGTCGCTAAGGAGATTTTAGACTATGACACTATAATCTTTCAACGACCAGATGAAATGGTCAGAGTGGACGTAGCAAAGAAGTTAAAAGCATTAGGTAAAAAGATAGTGTTTGATAATGATGATACTTTCAAGAATATAGACGTTAAAAACATTAAACTAATAGAAAGGTTAGACACTAAGGTTAAAGCAACAGATGAGTTTTTAAAGATAGCTGATTTAGTTACAACAACAACAGAATTTCTGGCTAATGAGTATAGAGAATTAAGCGACAATGTAATCATACTTCCTAATTGTATAGAGCCATATGATTGGGGTGAGGTAAAAAAGAATAAAACAGACAAGGTTAGAATAGGTATAGTTGGTTCAACAACATCAACTAGGGATTTCTTACAGATAGAAAACCTATTACACAATCTTAATAATATGCCAGACGTTCAGATAGTAATGTTTGGTCTACCAGTAAGAACGAAGCAAACAGAACGAGTGGCTAAGATGTACACAAAAGAATATGATTGGTGGAATCAGTTTGACATTGAGTGGCAACCATTTGTAAATATCCACGAATACGCAGACATATTAAATGGTTTAATGCTAGATATAATGTTAATACCTAGAGAGGATAATTATTTCAACCATTGCAAGTCTAATGTTAAATTCTTAGAAGCAAGTATGTGTGAGATACCTGTAATAGCACAGGGGTTTGAAGACGGTCTTAGTCCTTATCAAGGGGTAGAAGATAGCAAGTATCTAAAGATAGCACATAATAATAAAGAGTGGCTAGTTAAAACACTTAGCCTAATAAACGATAAAGCGTTAAGAGATAAAATGGGTAAAGAAGCCCATGAATATGTACTAACTAATTATAATATTCACGACAAAGGGAAACTCTGGCGTGAAGAATATCAAAAGTTATGGAATATAAAACAATAGAAGTTAAAAACGACAAACTATTTAAAATGTTGTTAGAGAAAAAAGATGTTATCAATGCAGGTAGAAAGTTAAACAAAGTCATTGAACCATTACAAAAGAAACTTAAACCTTTAATGGAAGATTTAAAGGAATTAGAAACAAAAATTAGTGTGTTAGAAAGCAAAATGACACCTTTAAATGTTAAAGATGTTAATGGCTTTAAAAAAGACTTAGGAGAATTTGATGATATTGTTATGTTCCAAGCTGGTAAAAAAGGAATGGTAGAATATAAAACTATTGATATAGTTGAACGTGCAAAAGAACAATTTACAGAAGCTAAAAAGAAATTAGAAGAGAAAAAATAAGATGCCCTGTATCCATTGCAAGAATCCAAGCGTGTTTTTCTTACATGGTGTATGGAAAACGTTTACTGAAACTGGTGAAGTAAGCAGTAGGATTAAGAAATGCGTATTTTGTAACGGAGACTTACATGGTATTCCACCACAAGAGTATAGGATAAATAATGTTGATGACATAAAGAAAGAAGCTAGTCATGCATTTAAAAATACAGAGCCAGTTAAATCAAGTGTAGAAATTATACTTATTAGGTTTAACAATAAGAAAGTAGAGGACAAAGCAATAGCACTGGTTAAAGAAAACACTAACCACAATTACACACTTAAAGTAGTAGATAACTATAAGAAAAAAGAAGACTTATCAACGCTATGGAATAGGTTGATAGAGAAGTCAAAAGCTAAATATGTTTGTTTATTAAACAGTGATGCTTTTGTAACAGATAACTGGTTAAATGAGATAATGAAATCATTTAATGACAGGAAAGTTGGTATCGCTGGGAGTAGTGGCGACAAAGTTGGTGGTAAACAAAAGACAGTTGGCACAAAAGAACTAGCAGACCATAACATTAATGTGTTTGAAGAAATTAGACAGTTGTCAGGGTTTTGTTTCGTGCTTAAAAAGAAAATGTGGGAAGATGTTGGTGGATTTACAAAAGAAGTGCCTTTTTATGGTGGTGAATCAGCCTTATGTATTAAGGCAAGACAAAAAGGTTATAAGTTAATCTGGGCTAAGGGTAGTTTTGTATATCACTTACATGGTGATAGTGCAAAGAAAGAGGGCAACTGGGATAAGCTAAGGATTGGTGGTCTAAAACAATACTCTAAATGGTTAGCAAAGAACATACCAATAATGTTCCTAACATATAATAGATTAGAATATACAAAACAAGCATTAAATAGCTTGTTAGAATCGGAAGCACAAAGAATAGTTATTATAGATAACGCTTCCACAGATGGAACACAAAAATATCTACAAACATTAGACAATAAGAAAATAGAAAAGGTTATCTTTAATGAAGATAACAAAATGGTTGCAGGTGCAATGAATCAGTTTTTTGAAATGACAGAATCAGAGGAGTTTATAGGAAAGGTAGATAATGATACTATCGTTCCAAAGAATTGGATTAGTAAAATGCTATTTGAGATGTTATCAAATGGCGTTAGCATAGCACAGCCAAAACATAACGTATTATGCAATGAAAAAGACTTTAAAGAATGGAGCAAGGACATGGAAAAGAAAGGTGATTTTCTTTTAAATAGTCATGTTGGTGGTTCAGCCATACTAATTGACCGAGCAATGATAGATGCACCAATAATAGAGGGCAGTGGTGCTCTAAAGGGCTGGACACAGTACCAAACAGCTAGGCATTTCTTAAAAGGCTTTCTAACAACAATAGAAATCAAACTATTGGACATGACAGGTGATAATAAGCAGAATTATGACGATTACCCTGATTATTATGAGGAAGTAGGAAGAAAACAGGATACTAGCTTTAGTTTTAAAGATAGTTTTCAGACAATGGGTGCAATATTAAAGCGATTAGATGAAAAGTTTGCTTTTACAAGGTTTGGAGATGGTGAAATAATGATTTTAAACGGATTTGAGGGTAAAGAATATAATCAATTTTCTACACCTAAGCTAATGACAGAAATAAGAGAAGCATTGGAAATAGTAGACGATAATTACCTAATAGGCTCAACAGCAGGTATGCCAAACGAAAAAGGTGTAAGCAAAGGACTATTTGAAAGGTTTGATAACGACATTGAACTACAAAACACAGTAATTAGAAATACACACCAAAGAACATTTTATAGCCCAATAGCATTACACTATTTATTAGTATTTTATACCGAAGTGTTTAAATCGTTTCTAAGCGAATTAAAAGTTAAAAAGCTAGGACTAGTAGGTACGGAAGATGTAATCGTTCTAGCGGATTATCTGGGCGTTACAGATACTCTTGTGATACCTAACACCCAAGCATACGACACTTTTGAAGAATGGTATCCAAAGGTTAAAGCAATGAATGTGGATATTGTGTTATTAGCTTGTGGAATAAGTGCCAACGTAGTGCAAAAGAGATTATGGCATGAAAGTGAAATGTCAACGTTAGATATTGGAAGCGTATTAAACGCTATATTATTTGCAACAACAGACGCACAAGTTAAGCCAGGAAACTGGAGGACTTGGATTAAATTATCAATAGATAAACTTAAAAAGAGATTATAATGTTTGAAGAAATGAAACAACACAAAAGGATTGTAGTGTCAGGCTCTCAACGTTCAGGAACAAGGATATGTGCAAAGATGATAGCACAAGATACTGGATTAAAGTATATAGATGAAATTGAATATCTTAATAATCCTAATAAAACTATTGATGACGTTTTAAAGGAAGAAAATATAGTTGTTCATGCTCCAGCAGTATCACACAGACTAAAAGAACTTGACGCATTCATTGTTTATATGATTAGAGATACTGAAGATATTATAAAATCACAAAATAGAATAAGCTGGAGTTGTGAGAAACATGAAATAAAGAAGTTTGGAAAGACAGATGGAATAATATCAGAAGTGAAGTTTGATAGCTGGAATAAACAAAGACTAGGGATAAAGGAATATCAAGAAGTTAAATATAACTCATTAAAAAAACACCCTTTGTGGATAAATAAAGAGGATAGACAAAACTTTACATGGAATCAAACAAAACAATCTATATAGGTGGAACATTTGACCTGTTCCATTCGGGACACGTTAATCTATTTAAGAACGCTAAAAAGATAGCAGGAAAGGTTGTAGTGGCATTAAATACAGATGAGTTTAACGAACTATACAAAGGTAGACGACCAATTATGAGTTTAGAGGAACGAACAGAAATGGTTAGTGCTTGTAAATATGTTGATGTGGTAGATGTTAATGATGGTGGCAAAGATAGCAAACCAGCAATTCTAAGAAACAAACCAGATTATATTTTACATGGTGATGATTGGAAAGGTGACGCACTAGCTGAACAAATGGGGTTAACCCCAGAGTTCCTAGAAGCAAACAAGATAGAGATGAAATATGTTCCTTATACTAAAGGAATTAGTACAACTGATTTACTTAAAAGAATAAACAAGAAGCCAAAGGTGATGGCGTTTGATATGGACGGCACAATCTGCAAAGGCACAGCTTGGACACCAGAAGAAGTAAATGCAATGATACCAAATGAAGAAATCATAAAAGAAGTAAACAGACTTTACTCAAACAACTTTATTATCATTTATACAGCTAGGCAGGATTGGTTGGTTGAGAACACAATCAAATGGTTAAGACTAAACGGAGTAAACTTTCACGCTATATCAAATAACAAAATACCAGCAGACTATTATATTGATGATAAGATGGTGGCATTTGATAAGGTAAAGAACTTATGATTGCAATTATCACACACAGGGAAAACTGGGAAATGTTAAACAATCTAGTTAAGAGTATTGATGGCGTTAAATACCCAGTCGTTATCGTGGTCAATGACGCAATAAACACAGACCAAGAGATGAAAGAAAAGTATTTGAAATTACCACACAGGATTATATTCAACGAAGAAGATGGATTTGAACTAGGTGGATTGAAAAGAGTTTTAATGGAAACGGAAGCAGACGACATCTTGATATTACAAGATAGTTGTGAAATAAAAGACTTAAAATTCTTTGACATGGTGTTTGATAATCCGAACAGCGTGGCAATTTCAGAAGCTTTTCTAAGCTACTTAGGAAAGTATAAAAGAAGTGTTTTAAACAAAATTGAGATACCCACAACACACACTAAGACAGAAAGTGTAAGACAAGAGGGTCAATTCAATAGAATATATATGAGTATGTGTCAGGTTGACGTATTGTTTGGTCAATTTGGGTTTACATACTTTAAGGGTAATAGGTTTGAAGAAAAGTTTGGCAGAAAAAACCTAGTATCCGAGAATGATTACTTAATTAAATATAAAGGCACATGGAGTGCTGATATGATAAAAGACTAACATGAATTTTTCAGACACAACAAATAGAACAGGTTTAATCCAAGATTGTGAAGACCTTTGTACATTAGGTGCTACTGGCATTTCAGGAAACGCCACAAGACTTACATCTTTTACTAGATGGATTAACGAAGCTATGTCAAACGCAACAGGCATTATTTTAGGCTCAAATGAGCGTATGCAATGGGACGACACTAATTTTACAGACCAACCAGTTGCAACAACTAACCTGGTAGAAGACCAAGAAGATTACACAGTTTTCGCTGCTAGTCCATCATCTAACCAAGATTGGTTAAGTGTTGAAAGAGTAGAAGCAAAAGATAGTGATGGTAATTGGAGAAAGTTAGTACCATTTGATAAATCAGAATTAGGAATGGCATTTGACGAATTTCATGACGTGTCAGGCGACCCTATTTATTTTGATTTTAATGGCTCAACCGTAAAAATTAAACCAGCTTCAGACTCTTCAATAGATGACGCTTTAAAAGTTTGGTTTAGAAGAAGCCCTGATTATTTTACAATAGCAGACACAACACAAAAGCCAGGATTTGCTACAACCCTACACCCTTACCTTTCAATTTATGCTTCTTATAAGTGGGGAGTTGTAAACAACAAAGAAAACAGAGAAACACTTAAACGTGATTTATTAGAGTACGAAAATAGAATAGCAACACAATATTCATATAAAAGAGATAAGTTTGAAAAGACAAGGCTGACTAGAACTAAAAGGAATTATAGATAGTATGTCAGAAGATTCAAACCAAAACGAAAGATTAACTAAAGTAGAAACTTGTATGCAGTATATTCAAAAAGAGATGGGCGAGATTAAAGAATTGATAAAAGAGTTTAAAAATGATTTCAAGATAAAAGACACAGAATATAATAAGAAATTTGCTACTAAAAAAGAACTAGAAACTGCTCAACAGCTAGACGAAAAAAGTAAACTGTTAAGCCACCCTATTGTGTGGGTTATAGTTACTACAATTATAATTTCTTTTGCAAACATTTTCGCAGAACAACTAAAAAACCTACTATTCTAATATGGAAAGATTTGACAAAAACATTTTAATAATTCTCGTGGTTGTAATCTCTTGCGTTGTTGTATGGCAGATTAGGGATTATTTAAGCGAAAGTTGTCAAGAACAATGCTTTGATTACTGCGACACAATAGGAGAACAAGTAACAAGTATAAATACACAATTACAAGACTTAGAATTAATATATGAAAATTAGAAACAAAAAAACTGGCAAGGTAAAGGTTATTGTCAGGTCAAGAACACTTAAAAAAAGACTTAAACAAATTAAACATAAAACTTATAAAGTTTAACCAAAACATATGCAAGACACAGGAAACATTAAAGGTTTAATCAAATTAGAACTTATCAGAAATGGTAAAGTGATTGAATCACGAGAAGTTAAAAACACAATTACTAACGCTTCATTGGCAGAAATGTCAGGATTGGTTGGTAACTCTGGAAGTAAAACAGCTTTTACTTATCTAGCAGTTGGAACTGGTACTACCCCAGCTAATGCGACAGACACAACCCTTGAAACAGAAATTACTGATTCAGGTTTGGCTCGTGCAGCTTCAACAGTATCGCAAGAAACCACAACAGCAACAGATGACACATTGCAATTATTAAAAGCTTGGACAGTTAGTGGTTCAAAAGCAGTTACAGAATGTGGTGCTTTAAACGCAGCCTCAGCAGGAACTTTACTTGGTCGTCAAGTATTTTCAGCAGTTAATGTAGTATCAACCGATGTCTTACAATTAACTTACAAATTCATTTTCGCTGGAGCATAATATGATTTTATATGACGACCCAACAACTCAATATGATTCGTCTTTAACAAATTATGACGGAATTAGTATACTTATTAAGGAAGTATCTGAAACCATAAATGCTAGTGAAACATTAAAGAAAGAATTACAAAGAATAATTACAGATAACTCAACGCTTAATGATTCATTATTAAAAGAATACCAAAAGAATCTAAATGATACTGTTAATGCTTCTGAAGTCTTATTAAAAAGCATCAACAAAAATTTTGATGATAATATTGGTATTGCCGAGAGTATTTTTAGGACATTTGCTATTGCTGTATCAGACACTATAAACGCAACTGAATCATTTTTTAGAACATTTGCAATTAGCGTTTCAGATACAATAAATACAACAGAAAGCATAATAAAAAGTTTAGTAAGAAACATAACAGACACAATAAACACATCAGAGAGTTTAAAGAAATTCCTAAATGGAATGTCTACTCTTTGGAATAACATAACAAAAATATCATCTACTTGGTCTAACAGTTCCAAAGAAAGTACGACTTGGACTAATAAAGATAAAGGAGATATGACTTAAAAATATGGCAATAAATTACCCAACAAGTACGGATACTTTAACAAATCCGTTATTAACAGATACACAAGATAGCCCTAGTCATTCAGGGCAACATTCTGATGCCAATGATATATTAGAAGCATTAGAAGCAAAGGTTGGTGTTAACAGTTCAGCAGTAACATCTTCTTTAGATTATAAAGTAGAAAATACTTTATTGCCTTTAGCTGGTGGTACAATGACAGGTGATATTCTGGGTGCAGTAAGTTTGGCTTCAACAGGAACAAGGATGACAAAAGCATGGTTAGAAAACTTAGAAGTAACAAATGATATAACAATAGGTGGGACAGCATTGGCTTCAATATATTCACCATTAGCTGGTTCATCTTCAATAACAACAGTTGGAACGATTGGAACAGGAAATTGGGAAGGCACAGCAATTAACCAAACATATTTAGTAGGACAAAGTGGAACTAATACAGGTGACGAAATAGTAGCTTCTGGTGCAGAATTAGACACAGGAACAGATGATGTGAAATATGCTAGTGCAAAAGCTATTAAAGATAGTCATAATGTTCCTAGTGTAGCACCAAGTACAGATGGTAAGGTAATGACTTCAAACGGAACCGATTGGATAAGTGAAACACCAGCAACTGTACCAGTAAAGGCTAGTGCATCAGATTTAAATACAGGAACAGATGACGCTAAGTTTGCAACAGCCAAAGCAATAAATGACAGTCAAGGAAATATAAGATGGTTAGTTTTCAACTTAGTAGAAGCTGGAACAGATTGTGCTGTCGCATCAAACATTGCGGGAGATTTTGTTTCTCCAATCGCTGGAACAATCTTACAAAGCGATTCAACACCTTTCTATTTATATGCAACCAACAGCACAGCAGGAACAACAGGAACAATGGTTGTAGATGTTAGTATTGGTGGAACAAGCATAATGACAACAAATAAAATAGATATTGATACAACAGAAAAGACATCAACAACTGGTGCAACTCAACCAGACTTAACAACAACGGCTTTAGCAGTAGGTGATATAATCACTATTGATATTGACGCAATTCACACAA